GTTATTTTTATGTTTTTTAAGCGATTTAGGGACCTTGTTTTTATTTTAGCACCTACAGAAGACCAAGCTGCCCTGATTTTTAACTACGTATACCGTCATTTTAAGGATAACCAGTTCTTAGATAGCTTGGTTTCGAATTACAAATTACACAATAAACCCCATATCAAGATGAAAGGGGGTACAATACTGCGTAGGGCACCTGTAGCGCCTTCAAACCAAGGACAGTCTATTCGAGGGCAGCACCCAACACTTTTAATAGTCGATGAGTCACCATTAATAGCAGACGAATTGTTTGTCGATAATGTTGAACCGTGTATTGTAGCAAATAAGGCACCGTTCATCAACCTTGGAACGCCCAAAACTAAAGAAAACCATATGCATCGTTATTTGTATGATGAAAGATATGAGGATTCCTTTACTCGACTACAATATACGTGGAGAAATGCCATAGTCAAGGGAGAAGCTTATTCAGCTCCTTATGATGAAGAGGAAATGTTAACTAAAATGATGGAATGGGGAGAAGACTCCCTGCATTGGAAAACAGAATACGAATGTGAGTTCGTGGAAAGTATATCAAATGTGTTTATTCCAGAAAAATTGAGAAGATGTTTCGATGACTATACGCTCCTTACCCAAGAATCCGATGACGATGGCCGAGAGACAGGTAATAACAACACTGTCGCTGTTGACATTGGGAAGTCTGTTAATTCTACTGTTATTTCTGTATGGCGTACTGAAAAACTGGACGATGGGAATGTTGCACGACTTTTATATTTGGAAGAAATCGGGCCCAAGTCTGGAGGCCACGATATCCCTTATCAACGACAACGGATTATGTCTGTCGCTGATACTTTTAACGCCGCTCGTGTTATTATCGATGCAACTGGTATTGGAGGCGCTATTGAACAAGAAATAAGGGTGGAATGTATACCTCGAAGTATGCACTTCTTACCTTTTGTGTTCACCGGAGGACCCCGAGGGACTAAAACCTATGGTTATCGTGATTATGTATCATTTATACAAAAAGGTGCTGTCAGAGTGCCGAATATTGAGTTACAGGAAGGAAAAGCCAAGAAATTAATGTGGAAATGGTATAGAGAGCACGTAGATTTGGAATATGTGATGGATTCTACCCAAAAAACCGAGAAAATATCGGCTCCGAGTGGAAAACACGACGATTATTGTGATAGTAGTATGCTAGGGGTCCATTCAGCTCTTTCTATGCTTCCAGCAAGCGCTACTTTAACATCTGTAACGGTTAGGAAAAAGGGAACTGCAATGTCACGTGGGAAAAATAGTAGAACGGGATTAGTGACCACCGGAAGGAGAGTTTCGAGCCCTAATAAAAGATTTATGCGTGGTTTATAAGCATAACTTTAAATATTACAGCAGAGTATTTATTATTTGATACCAATGGGTCTTGGTGATAGAATACGCCGACTTTTCGCTGTTACGGGCAGTAATCCGGTCACTCCGGAAGATGTTCCACGTAGTTTTGGAGAAGGCGTTATAAGAAGGTTAAAACTTTCCCACTCTCAAGGAATGAGAAATTATGAACAACATATAGGGGACAATAGAACCTATATGAACGTTTATTTATCAGACCCAGTTGTACGTTCCTTAATCGACCTTCCTTGTCTATATGCCGTGAAAGACGGTTTTGATATCGTTACAGAGGATAAGGAGTTAAGAGAAGAAATTGAAGAAATGTTTGTCAATATTAATATTGATATGACAATTTACGGTTGGCTACGCAATGCTCGAATTTTCGGTTCGGGATATTTAGAATGGACCGGAGACAACCTAGTTCTTCGTTCTTCCCAAAATATGTACGTAAAAAGGAACGAACACGGTCAAGTGATGTGGTATTACCAATCTGTAGGTGCAGACCAAGAAGATGTGCGATTTGAACCTGATGAGATTGTAGAATTGCAAAATAACCCATTTGACGATTATGCATATGGACTTTCTGATATCCATACCATTTTATACTTAGTAGACCTAAAAGATTATGCAGAGCGTGATATTGGAGCAGCTCTGAATAAATATGCGGTCTCTCGTTTCGACATTTCCTGTGGGTTGCCTGATATGCCCTATGGCCCTGATAAGATTAATGAAATTGTTGAAACTTTTAATACTTTAGAACCCGGTGAAGATATAATTCACGGGAACGATATTGAAATTAAAGATATGGAAGGTACTGACCGTGCTTTCGAATATGGTAAATATACTGATGATTTACTAGATAAAATACATATGGCCCTGAAAGTACCTCGAACAATGTGGTCTAATCCAGCAGAGGCAAGACCCATTTTTGAACCTTACGTAAAATATCTACAGAAAGCTGTAGAATCTTCGATTAATTCACAACTTATGCCACAATTAGGTGACGCAAGATTTGTATTCCGCTCTCTGAATGTAGAAGATGCATTCACTAAAGCTAAGACCGATATGATTTATCTGTCTGAAGGAGTACTTGCATCATCCGAAGTTAGAGCTGAGAGAGGATTAGACCCTGATGGAACTGTTGAGATTATGCCTACCGAAGCTAATGTTAACGTTAGTGGCGGAAAGAATCAAGATAAGAAGGAAGAAGGTCGCAGAACAGAACAAAGACTTTCTAAGAACAAAACAGGGAACAAGAGAAAAAAGAGTGCGAAAAAGGTGGTCGTATGAGTACATTAGAAAGGTGTGTATTAGAGTTAGGTCCCCGACTAAAAAAGAGGGGAATGTCAGACCACGACAATATGGCTCGTGGAATGTGCCTGATGTGGGCAGAAGAAAATGGTCAAGAAAAGGAATTTGGAATCACTAACACTGAAGAGACCCAAAGAAAATTTGCTTTAGATTTCAAATTAGATGTTGAGAAGATTAAGGAAGTTTCTGGTAAGAACGATTTATGGGAGTTTCCAATTAAAGCTATTACATCTGGTCGTCACGACTATGAAGTTGATGGCGATGACCATAAGGTTTTCATTGAACCTGCTATCCTTAAGGAAAGTTTGGATGCATTTAATGAATTGCCTATATATTACACTCATCAAAGAACGCCTGAAGATTTAATCGGAAAGGCAATCAATCCTCAGATTGAGGAGTTAGAAAATGGAAAGATAGCTGTAACAATGTTAGCTCAAGTATTTGAGCCTACAGAAAGAACAGCTGAAGTGATTGAAAAAGTTAAAGACGGTGACATCACGCACGTCAGTATAGACTGGTTTTCGAAAGATGTCGATGTTATGGGTGATTCATATGCCACTAACATCAGGCCGGTTGAGGTCTCGTTTATTGATAACGAGATAGCAACACCCGTCTGTGGGGAATGTATGATTGACACGAAATGTGGTACACATACCGAAAGAGAATTTGCAGCCAAGGAAGATTGTGGCTGTGGAGGACAAGAGGGAAGTTACCAATGCACCCACGACGGTGAAGAAAAAGAGGTCGATAATATGAGCGAGGAAGTTGTAAATACAGATTCTGAAAAGATTTTGGAGAGAGAGTTTGCTTCATACAAGAAACAACTCGAGGAAGCTACATCCGCCCATAAAGAGTTAGAGGATAAGTACGCAGAAGCTATCAAATCCATTGAGACCTACCAGAAAGCAGAGGAGGAAAGAACAGTTGCTGAAGCAACACGCATTAAGCACGAGCTTGTCGGTAATGTTATTTCCAAAGAACTGTTACTTGGTAGAATCAAGGAAGATGGTCAAGATACACGTACTGAAGAATTAGCTCAATGGGAAGATAATAAGCTTTCTGGATTTTTTGAAGCATTAGAGTCAATGCCGATGCCCGAAACCGAAAAGACTTTTGGTAAGGGAATCGCAAAGGATTCTGAAGAAAAGGCCCTAGAGGCCGACCCTGAAGTAGAGAGAATGTTTTCTATGAACGATAAAGGAAATATCGAATACACAGGGAGAAAGGTAAAATAAAGGTGATTAATTATGGCAACAGAAATTATAGTTAATGATGGTGGAGCACCAGCCCGTATTATACCATTTATTGCTGACGAGACCATAGCAGCAGGAGATTATTGTAATATGATTTCCAGTGGTGAGGTACAACCTTGTCAAGCTAGTGGTAACGTAGGATTGGGAGTAGCGCTTACAGCGGCTACTTCTGGTAATATAGTAAATATGGTAACGGGGAAGGGAGTTGTTCTGAAGACGTATGTTTCAGGTACAATTGCAGCAGGTGCTAGATTATTTGTAGGTACAGCATTAATGTATTTGCAAACAGCAGGTACGGCAGAAACGCTTGAACAAGCGGTAGCGACGTACGTAGACAGTGCGAACACGACAGGTGGCGCACCGGCCCTTAAAAAGGTGATTTTCGGATAAGGTGATTTAGATGGTTACAACACAAGAAGGTTTACTTACTTCCAATAACACTGGGTCTTACGCAGCAACAGGCGGCACGGGAGAGAGGGTCCTTATCGATTATAAAGATGCATTAGTCGATTACAGGACAACTGATATTCCGGTCATTAGTTTGTTTACGGAGCGTATGACTACAGACACTGGTGGAGACATAGATATTACATTTGGTCTTCCATCGATGAATATGGAACAGATAGATGAAGGAAGCACCCCTAAGTATCAACATACTAAGATGCGCTCTGAAAGAGTTAGCGTTAAAGAGTGGGGTATTGCACTGGGTGTTACCCGTAGAATGATTGAGGATTCCCGATTTAACGAAGTTGAATTGGCCCTTAACGAAGCCCGCAGAGCGGTTGACAGGCATTTGGAGAAACACGTTGTTTACGCATTACTTGGTTTAGTAGATACAACATTAGGTACTGGAGTAAGTGGCGCAAATATAGGTGTCGGCAATGGTGAATTTGGGACTGGTTCTATCACTGATTTTTCTGAGAATATATACGGAGGATTCATTGGTAGCGGCGGTGCAGTAGATACTGGAAGATTGTATAACTATGGTCTTACCTCAGATACGCAATTAACGAAGAGTCACTATGTGACTGCTAATGTTGAAACAGCTGGTAAACTAAGGTTAGCTGATGTTACCAACGCAATTGAATTGATTGGTAATATGGGATACAATGCAGATACAGTTTTCATATCACCTGCCCATTATAAGTCATTACTGGACCTTGCAGATTTCACAGCAGTGTATCTCGCAAATACTCCACGTGATGCTGGTGGTCAGATGGCTGGATTCGAGAAGACTTCACAAAACGGATTAGTTGGACAATTATATGGTCTAAATGTTTACACTAGTGCTTGGATACCTTCCACAAGGTTTGGTATCTTTGATTCTAGTGTCAAACAGGTGGCTTATGTTGAAAGACGACCTCTAACGGTTGAAGAAGCAAACCCCGGTTTTGGAATTGTCGGTTCTTATATGTCTATGAGATATGGACTTAAAGTTATCCGACCTGAGACTGGAGTAATTGTTATCAATACTGCATAGATAGGTTATTCTACACGGAGATAGTTTAGCTCTTAGGAGCGTTGGACAGATTGGGGATTCTGTATAATAATCCCCACAATCCTTTTTAACCTAGATAACGTAGGTATAAGTATGGCCCGCAGAAGAGTATTTCACGGAAAAAATGCAATTAAGAAATTTTTAACTAGTTCTAGTGCGGTAGGGGTTTCTAAATTAGTTGCAGGAGATAATATCACTCTTACCCCTACTGTGGGAACGGGTTCAGTAACGATTGATGCGAGTGCTGGAGGAGGTGGAGGAACAGTTGACTCTTCTACACAGTATGAGGTCCCTTATTTTAGAACTACTTCTGAATTATCAGGAGCATCAGCGATGACATATAATACCACTGATGAAAAATTAGTGTTAGCAAGTAGTGTAGCTG